ATGGCTGGAGAAACTAAGTCCGGGCTCCTGGATGATGCAGGAGCAAAACTTCTCACAAACGGTATAGTCGCACTGAAGATCGCAAACCCAGTCGCCTGGGCTGCATTCAAGAAAGGGCTAAAATGCGTGGCCGTGGGCGCGGCCGCCCTCGATGAGGTCACCGATGATGACCAGGTATCATCCCAGGAGATCCAAAAGGTCATAGGCATGGCAAAGGACTACGGAGCGGTCCGCACCTTGCAAGATGTTCTCTGGGGATTGCTCAAGCACGTCAAAGGGTAGGGGAGCTTTCCGGAGGTGTTCCCCGCAGCGCGGGGTTAGGGGTAGCCCGCACGGCGCTTGAGTGCGCCCCCGTCACCCCTCCGCGCGTAACACCGCGCGCGGCACCCCGGAATTTTGGGAGGAAAAAATGAGACATGCAAATTTCGCCGCTCTGGCTGCTCTTGCGCTCATCATGATCGTCAGCGCCGAGATGGAGCTAAGAGAAGACTTCTCTGGAGAAGGCGAGTTCCAAGCCCGCTCCGATCTCTACGGCGTCCAGGATCGAGCATCTACCCGAGGAGGATCCCTCATTTACGGCCACATCCTCGTCCAGAATGACAACTTCTCAGGGTTCGAGGCCCTGGGAGACTGCAGTTACATTGTAGCCACATCAGACCATCACCTCCAGATCCGAGATGCATCTTCAATCAATGCCACGGCCAGGATGTCGAGGACGCTCTCGGAGCTGGGAGAGGAGCGGTTCTCGCTCTTTACAGCCTCGGGAAACGGCACAGTCAGGGAAGCGGCCAGGACCGGAGGCGACAAGGGCCGGATGATGGAGATCTCATCAATATTTCATCGAGGGCCATTCAGACTGAACAGCTCGACGAGGATATCATATACTGTAGATGCCGGAGATGCTTCTTAGCTATCGAGCCGCTACTACGAATCCAGATTTGCGGGCATTGGCAAGTCAATTCTGAGAGGTTTAAGTGGAAGTTTTCAAGATTTTCGTGCTCCTCCTGTCATTGCTCCTATTCTTGATTTTCTTGGGGATGAAGTGCAATGCCTGGGGGTGGCCGATCTTTGGAGGTAGATCAAGTTGAAGGATAGCTTCGAATGTTGCGGAGGCCAGGCCTCCGGTGAGCAGGCATGTGAATGCATCGAGCAAGACTTGCAGCACAGAGTAATTCCCTGCGGAACCCGGAAATTGGCAGGCCAGGAACGTGAGTATAGAACCACAACTAGCCAATGGCTTACCAGGCAGGCGTTCAAAGCCTGGTCTAAGAATGAAGGCCAGGAAGTGGACCCCATTATCTGGTTTACAGAGATGGGGCACGGGCCGGTGCCTCCAGATGTGAAGCTCTAACCTGGAGGGCTATGCACGGCTAAGAAGAACGACTACAGCGGGAGAAGGGAGAAGGTCCAGCAGGCTGTGCAGCTCATGGCAGAGGGAACCTCGCTCAAGAAGGCTGCCCTTATGGTGGGCCTTCCTCGGTCAACCCTGCAGGATTACATTCGAAAGGGCAGCCTGCCGGATGGGCTGCCGATCTGGCCCAATCAGGTCAGCGAGCAGATGGAAAAACGGTCAGCCGATGATGCCGGGTCTATGCCGGATCGGGCCGGAGGGTGCCAGATCAACCGGCAGCCAACAAACCAGCTGCATCAAGACCTGCAGGCTCCCGGCCCGCTCTCCGATCAGCGGGACTCTTCCGGGAGATTTCTTCCTGGAAATCAAATTGGCGCTAACTATCTTAGCTCCGCCAGGAAGGCAAAAACGATGCTGGCGGACTTCGCGCCTTATGTTGCGGAGACCCTCATGAACATCTTCCGCGACCTGCCCATTGACCGGCCCGAAATCATTCTCGCCTTCGCAAAGGAGATCTTAGACCGCGGGCTTGGCAAGCCTGTCCAGGCCATAGATCTCAAGGAGACTCACACCTATGAAGAGTATCGCTTCTTTGAAGCCGCTGTAATGGCCGCGGATGCCGATGCCATACGATCCGCGGCAGCTCTTGCAGAACGCCTGGAGAGCCACGCCCGCAACGCTCGCGGAGCATCTTTCCTACGGCAAGTGGAGATCATACCGCCACCTGGCGGAACTCTCCATAATCTTGTCCCTGGCGGTGGCCGGGAAGTATCCGAGATTGATAATCTCGATGCCTCCGCAGTCAGGAAAGAGCGAGCTGGTTAGTCACTGGTTTCCTGTCTGGCTGCTGGACCTCTTCCCCTGGGCCAGGATCATTCTTGGCTCTTACCAGGACGACTATGCCGCCACATGGGGAAAGAAGGTCCGCAATACCATTCAGGCCAACTCTGATCAGCTGAGAGTTCGGATCTCGGACGATTCGGCGGCTGCGAATCTCTGGAGCACCACCGAGGGCGGAGGCATGTCCAGCGCCGGCGTTTCGGGGGCTGTGACCGGCAAACCGGCCCATGTCCTCGTTATCGATGATCCCATAAAATCGAGAGAGGAGGCCGAGTCTCCCACCTATCGAAACAGGGTCTGGGACTGGTGGACCGGAACGGCCCGGACCAGGCTGAACCCTCTCCCCTGGGCTCCTTACTCGGTGGTCATTCTCATGATGACCCGCTGGCATACTGATGACCTCGCTGGCCGCCTCATTGCCCGCAAGGTGGATGCCGAGCTGGAGAAGTTCGTCCCGCCCTGGGTGCAGTACAAGCTGCCAGCCATTGCTCTGGAGGATGATCCTTTGGGCCGAAAGCCCGGAGAGGCCCTGTGGCCGGAGAAGTACCCGCTTGAGCTGCTATATGCGATCAAGGGCGAGACATCGATCTATGACTGGGAGAGCGAATACCAGCAATCGCCAATCCTGAAGGCGGGCAATCTCTTCCGGCGCGAGTTCTTCCGGCCTATCGAGGTCCTGGCCTGAATTATTGGAAATTCCATGTATGAGATAGCGGACGATCCGGGGGCCGAAAGACCGCTCACTGTTTCCAGAAAGAGTCTGCGAATCGGCTCTTTCTGCGATCTGGCCACCTCAACCAAGACCAGAGCCGACTACACCGTCGTGGCCACGGTGGGCATGGACAAGGCCCTGAACGTCTATATCCTGGATATTTTGCGTGGGCGCTGGGAGTGGCCTGACGCCTATGAGCACATCGTGGACGAGATCCGGAGGCAGAAGGTCAAGCTGGTCGGGGTCGAGACCAACGGCTTTCAGCTCTCCTCTTTTCAGGCGCTGGTGAGAGACTCACGGCTAAAGAGCGTCGCTTTTCATCCGGTGGCCATGGCCATAGACAAGACCAGCCGGGCGCTGCTGGTCTCGGCCAAAGGGAGCAACGGCAAGCTGTACTATGCGGCCGGTGCTTCCTGGTCTGAGTACCTCATAACTGAGTTCACGAATTTTCCAGTTTTTCGGCATGACGATGTTGTGGATGCGGTCTGCGGAGCTGTGGAGCTCTTGAACCGCTATTCACCTCCGGCCTCCATAGTCCGGCCGGGAGTTGCAAGGAAACGATCCAAGTTCCGGAGGAGTGCGTGAGCAAGAACTTCAAGAAAATCAAATCGTCTCAGAGGCCGAACAGCGGCTTCTCTGAGCTGGGCCGAACCGGCCTGAACCGATTTGGCGGGTGGATCTCCGAAGAGTGGCTTCCCGAGCTGCAGGGCTCAAAGGGGGCTGAGATCTACAAGCGCATGAGCACCAATGATGCCATTATCGGCGGCGGGCTGTTCGCTATCGAGATGGTTGCCAAGCAGGTTCCCTGGCGGGCGGTGCCAGGCGGCAGCAGCTCAAGGGATCTGGAAGCAGCAGAGTTCCTGGAGTCCTGCCTGTATGACATGGAGTTCTCCTGGCCTGCAACCCTGTCCGAGATCCTGACCATGTATCCCTTTGGTTGGGCGGTGCTGGAGAAGGTTTTCAAGATCTGCCGCGGCCGGGATCAGAAGGACCCGCGATTTCGCAGCCAGTACGATGACGGCCGGGTTCGGGTGCGCAAACTTGCACCCAGAGCTCAGGAGACCTTGCAGGATTGGGAGTACGATGAGGATACAGATACCCTGCGGGCCATGATCCAGCTCGCCCCTCCCGACTTTCAGGAGCTGCGGGTGCCCATTGAGAAGTGCTGCCATTTCCGCATGTCGTCGGCAAAGGACAATCCCGAAGGGCAGTCCGGCCTGCGTCGCACATATAGAGCCTGGTATATCGCCACCAACCTGGAGGATTTCGAGGCCATAGGAATGGAGAGGGACCTTGCGGGCTATCCTGTCCTGTATGTTCCCAAGGAGATCGCCGACCCGGACCCGGAGGATGAAGAAGTCGTTGCAGCGCATGATGATTTCATGGCGCTGATAACCAGCGTGCGTAGAGACGAGACGGAAGGCCTGCTCCTCTCTTCAGAAAGGGACGGAAATGGCCAACTACTCTATGAGCTGAAACTGGTTTCCAGTTCGGGCACCCGGCAGATCTCTACCAACCAGGCCATTATGCGCTGGAAGAGTGCCATAGCCGTAAGCATGATGACCGACTTCCTGCTCCTCGGGCAGGGGAAGCAGGGCTCGTTTGCTCTCGCTGAAACAAAAAGCAAGCTCTTCGCTCAGGCCATCTCGGCTATTTTGGATATCATAGTTGAGGAGATCAACGCCTCAGTCGTTCCTGATCTCGTCGAATTCAACCCTTCCATCTTCGAGGATCTGGAGAAGCCATCCTATTTCGTTCACGGCAAGGTAGAGATACCCAACCTGGAGCAGTTGGCCAATTTCCTGCAGAAGCTGGGCTATAAGGCGGACTGGCTGAGGGGCGATGTAATCCTTGAGAATCATCTTCGCGGCCAGGCAGACCTCCCGCTCCGGTCTGCAACGCAAACGCATTCTCAAGAGAATGCAGAGGGTGAAGATGAGAGCGCAGAGGCCATGCGATCGCCATCTCAGGATGAAGAGGTGCCAGCATGAAGCTGGCCGAGATGACTCCCCCCAGGCTCGAAGCCGCCTCGGAGGAGGAGGTGCGCTCCGCCTGGCTGCGCCTCTCTCAGTGGTATGGTGCTGCTCAGGCCAAGGGAAAGGCGGTGGAGAACATCGTGAACGCCGCCGTCTTCGTTTCTGCGGAGTTCCAGCGCCGGGGCTTGCAGATCGATCCAAGCAAGCCTCTGGCCCAGGCCGTGGCCAGCCTGCAGCTTCATAAGGGCATGTCCCTTTCTGTGGCCCAGGCTCTCGATTCTCTACCGGCCGAGGTCCTTTTAGTCAAGGACTTCGCCTCCCTTGTGGGCTCTGCTGTCTCCAAGGACAAGCCCAGGGACATTGATGTGCTCCTCCGGGCCAGGAGAGACGATGCCGGCGAGAACTTTCTCCTCCAGGGGGATAATGTCTGGCTGCCGCTAAGAAAAGCTCTCGATCCTGGAAAGCTGCAAAGGCTGCACTTCATCGACAATCCCCAAGGGCCTCACTCCGATCATGTGCCCCTCTATTCCCTGGTCCTGCGCCGGGAATCCTTGGAAAAGCAGATAGTCAAGGCCCTGCAGCCTGGCGACAGATTCCCGCCACAGAAGCCCCTCATGGCCGGGTACACCGAGTTCTTCAGCACCGAGGAGCTCTGGCCCTGGTGCGAGAAAAAGATCAAGGAAGGAGCGAGGCTCGCAGGGGAAGTGAAGTTCGACGGCTTCAGGTGCATCGTCTCCCTGCAAGAGGGGAAGGTTTCGGCCTGGTTCGAGGACTCGGGAGAGGATCGGGCCTCCCATCTGCCGGGCATAGTCCAGGCAGTGCAGGCCAGCGGCTACAAGAGCCTCATTCTGGATGGCGAGATGCTGGCCGTCGATCGCCGTGGCCGGATTATTCCCCGCACTCAGCTCATGGAGATGCTCTCCGGAGATCCGGCCTTCGAGCCCTATTATGTGGCCTTTGATTGCCTGAACCTGAACGAAGATCTCAGCCAGAGGCCACTCGGCGAGAGGCAGACTATCCTTGCAGCCGTGGTGGATGACCGGAAGTCTCCTCAGATCCAGCTTTCCAAGGTCCGAAGGTTCGACAGCCAGAAGGAGCTGGAGATCGTGGGTCGCTGGGCAGCCTCGCAGCCCACCAGCGAGGGGCTGATGGTAAAGGATCTGCTGAAGCCCTACCATCCTGGCGGCTCGGACGATTGGGCCAAGTTCAAGACCGTTCTGGAGCTAAAGGTCCAGGTCCTCGAAGTGCAGGAGAAGAAAAACGGTATCTCTTACCTTTGCGGCTTGCGAGATCCGCCCAAGAACGCAGATAGAACGCAATTGCGTTCAGGTCTACTGGTGCTGGGAAACACATTCGTAACGCAATTGCGCTCTCAACCCGGAAAGGTCCTGAACGTCCGCATTGAGGAGCTGCTCATCTTAAACAAGAGCAAAGGGGAGGTCAGGATAGCATGGGGAAAGCCGACAGTAGTAGGGCCGGATTCTTCGAGAGATGCCTATACCGTGGCGCAAGCCGTGGATTTGGCCAGGCGTGGCCATGTCCTGAAAGTCGAGCTAGGCAAAGAGGATGTTCCGGCATGGGGAAAAGAAGGCACTCAGATTGCGTTCGTGGCAGCCAGCCCGAATGAGGGCGAGAGAGCCAGGCGTGAGCCAATGGTCGGCCCTCCAGGAGAGATGTTCCAGCATCTCTATCTTGAACCGGCTGGGCTGAAAAAGGAGGATGTAGCTCTTCTCTATCTGGTGCCGCAGGTTCTCTATGAAAAGGGCCAGCTGCGTGCACCTGGGGAGCTGGAGGTCGAGGCCTGGACTCCTCATCTGATGCAGAAGCTGTCCGAGATCAATCCTCGTGTCATCGTGGCCCTGGGAAAGCAAGCGGGCCAGGCCTTGGAGAACCTCGCAGATTTCGTGATGCCTCATCCTGCAGCCGTGCATAGATATGGAGACTCAGGCGAGGTCGCCCGCAAGATCAAGCAGCTCATGGACAAGATCCAGGAGGTAGCCAAGCAGGATGACGGCCAGGACACCCGCTCGGACATAGCCGCCCGCGAGTATGAACGGATCTGGTGGCAGATGGTGCCAGTATCCGGAACGGGCCGGTTTGTCTTGCAGGCCCACTGGCGGGGACTCTCCGAGGAGGAGACAAAGCTCTCCCATGAGGATCTTCTCAAGACAGATCATTCAATGCATTGCGATCTCCGCCTAGAGATCGACAAGTCCCGTCTCTGGGGATTCACGATCTTCGAGGGATCCACCAAAGATATCAGGGAGAAAGGCCAAGGAGAGGCCAGGATTTTGCACCTGCCTCCAACCGACAGCCTGCAGGGAGCTTTCAAGCTGCAGCAGCCGCACGCCTGGCTGACCATTGCCGAAGAGAAGCCCTACATATCCGGGCCTGGAGGCGTGGGTTCCACCTCCCAGAAGTTCTCCAAGTTCTTCCAGCTCGACGCCGGAACCTACGAGTTCAGCTTTGCCCGGCAGCATGGCCGGGAGGTGTTCCTGCACGGTGAGAAGATCAAGGGCCGGGTCCTGCTTCAGTACATGCCCGCCTCTGAAGGGCGGGTGTGGGTCATCTCCAGGCCGGAGAGCCAGGAACCGTACACTTTCAGCCATAGGCCTCGAAAATGTCATAGGAGAGCTAAAGGAGAAGGGCCAGGAAAAGCTGGTGTGGGCCGCTGAGCCCGGCCAACCTCCAAAGGTCTTAAATATTCAGGAGTGCCCATTTAAAAAACAGAGATACGCCGCGATTTTGAAAGCCGATGAAGAAAAAAGGCTCGTTTTTGGCGTAATTTCGGAACCTGACACCGTGGACAAGCAGGGCCACGTTCTCTCCAGAGAAGAAATTGCCCGGATGGCACGCAACTTTGAGCAGTACGTCCGGGAGTTTCGAGACCGTCATACCCGTAGAAAAGTCAAGGCAGAGATAGTACGGTCCTGGATTGCTGAAAAAGACTTCTGGTTCGAGGGAGTGCTTGTCAAGGCCGGGTCCTGGTTGATGTGTGTCCGCGTCCTGGATGATGAAGTTTGGGGCAAGATAAAATCCGGCATCTATAGGGCGTTCTCAATCGGTGGCAGGGGGGTGCTCATTGAAAGAGTACGACCTGATAATCAGCGGGCTGCTGGATGAAGTGTCGTTCGTTCCTCGTGGAGCGAACGGGAAGGAATACCTACTGGTGAAGGAGCACAAAATGAAGGAAGCGATCCTGAATAGCATAGCTGAAACCCCGGATGAGGAGTTGAGGAAGGCCCTCTCCGAGGCTAAGCTGGACGAAGAATCCCTTGATGTCCTTGGGACTGTTGGAAGCATTCTCAAGACATACAAGGACAAGCTGCCAGCCGAGAGCCTGGCCATCCTGGCCAAAGCCTGTGGCTATCCTGAGCCCAAGCCCCAGGAAGGTAAGGGCAAGGGAGACGATGACGAAGAGGGAGACAAGGACGAGGGCAGCTACGGCTACTCAAAGGAGCAGCTGGAGAAGATGGACCCCGGAGTCCGGGTGCTCTTCGAGAAGATGGCTGCAGACAACCAGGCCACGAGAGAGAGGGCTGAAAAGGCCGAGGCCCTGGCCAAGTCGCTGAAGGATGCCGAGATCACAAAGGATTACATCGAAAAGGCCGATGCTCTGCCCAACATTCCTGGCCTGACCGCCGAGAAGCATGCGCCCATAATGAAGATCCTGGGAGAGGATCATCCCGCCGAGTTCGCAGAGCTCTATTCTGTCCTCAAGGGAGTCGATGCATTGCTGGAGAAGTCCTCTGCCTGGAGCGAGTTCGGAAGCGGAAGAGCCATTAGCGGCGGCTCAGTCATGAACAAGATCCAGAAGGCGGCAGAGGCGCTGGTGCGAAAGGACACCTCGGGCATGACCTACGAGGATGCAATCGAGAAGGTGCTCGACGATCATCCCGAATGGTACGACGAGTACGAGGCGGCCCGAGCTGAAGCTGTGAAGGGGGTGGCCTGAGAATGGCGATCGAGTACCCCATCTTCAGATTCTCCCGCATCGCCGGGGAGGACCTCAGCGAGGCCATCTATCACGCTGTTAAGCTGGATACGGACGGCCATATCGTGAAGGGGACCGCTGGCTCCAGATGCGTTGGCATTCTGCAGGATAATCCCGAGAGCGGGCAGGTGGGCTCCGCCATGGCCCTGGGAATCAGCCCGGCAGTCTATGGCGGCACAGTAGCCGCAAATGATGATTTGGCATGTGATGCAAATGGCCATCTCGTGAAAGCCGTTGCCGGTCAGCCAGTGGTGGCCATAGCTCTGGAGGCAGGCGTTGCAGGCGAGGAGCATTCCGTCCTGATTCTGCCTCAGACTCCGGGAGCCTATCCTGTAGGCGAGCAGGGAGACGTTCTCTTCTTCAACGGCTCGAACTGGGTCGTGCTGCATCACGGAGAGCTAGCCGGCATGAGGTTCGAGACTGGTGGACATGGGGCCAATCCCAGCTATCAGAAGACCAAGGAGTGGTGGATCTTCTACCTGCCACTTGCCGATATCGCAAATGGCGATCTCCTGACCGAGTGGGTGCCTGGATTTGCCGGGACGATCACCGAGATTTTGGCTCATGTCCAGAAGCCAGCCACCACAGCAGACAAGGCTGCTACCTTGAACGCCGAGATCGAGACCACGAACCTGTCCGGCGGAGTCCTGGCATTGACATCAGCCAACTGTACGCCGAAAGGGGCGCAGGTTGCCGGTACTGAGATCACTGGGAATAACGCTTTCACAGCTACCCAGAAGATCAGCATCGAGGCATCCAGTGTGACTGCTTTCGCCGAGGGTGCAATCTGGCTCATGATCGGCTATACGAGGCCCTAGAGGAGGTGAAAAGACAATGCCAAGACCAAACAGAGGGGATGTCCATGTTCACGGCTTGCTCGGAAACCTGGCTGTTAAGTTCATTCTGGGCGCCCACATGTACGCAGCTGCGGATGTCTTCCCAATCGTCCCTGTAGACAAGCAGTCGGACAACTACGTAGTATATGATAAGGGAGACTTCCTCAGAGATGAGGCAGAGGAGAGGGCACCTGCCACCGAATCGGCGGGCGGGAACTACGAAATCGATACCACGCCCTACTACCTGTGCCGGACATTCTCGTTCCACAAGGACGTGGATGAAGATTCCAGGGACAACGCTGACAAGCCCATCGACCCCGACAGAGATGCAATGCAGTTCGCCATGCAGAAGCTCCTGATAAAGCGAGAGCGGCAGTTCCTGGGCAACTACCTCAAAGCTGGCGTGTGGAGCACGAACTATACCGGCGTTGCTGGTGAGCCGGGAGCGAGCCAATTCAAGAAGTGGAGCGCCAGTGGCTCCAAGCCGGTCAAGGATGTGGATGTCTGGATGAATGCCGTCGAGGAGCAAACCGGCATGCGGCCAAACCGGCTGCTGCTGTCCCCTGATGTTATGTCTGCTCTCAAGGACAACGAGGATATCAAATCCCGCATCCAGTACACCCAGAAGGGCATCATCACTACCGATATTCTGGCAGAGCTCTTCGAGGTCGAGAAGGTGCTCGTAGCCCGCGGCACATACAACACCGCCGCCAAAGGGGCTGCAACTGCCATGAGCCGCATGGCCTCGGGACAGGTCCTGCTAGCTTATGCAGCCGATAGGCCGAGCACCGAGAATCCGAGTGCAGGCTATTTGTTTGCCTGGAAGGGCAGATACGGAAATTCCAGGCTTGGCTCAAGGATCAAGAAGTTCAGGATGGAGCACCTCGACTCCGACAGGGTAGAGGCTGAGCTGTCCTTTGATCCCAAGCTCGTGGCTTCGGATCTGGCAGTCTACGCCAGCGCTGTAGTGTAGGCCAGCTCTTTCTCCTTTTTTTGGAGGATTCAATGGCCTACACTGACAATCCTACGGGGAGCCTGGCTGATCTGGTACGGCTGAAGGCAGGAGACACCGGAGAGTCGCCCCTCCTCAGCGATGAGGCGATTGAAGCTTTTTTGCTCAATAATGAAAACAATATTTTGCTGGCCTCAGCGGAAGCCTGCGAGGCTCTGGCTGCTCATTATGCTGACAATCCCACCGAGACCGTGGGGGACATCGAGGCAGCAGCCACCAAGACGCAGAATTTCCTGCGAGCTGCAGACAGATACAGGGCGCAGGCAGTCGAAGAAAAAGCCGCGGCCGAGAAAGAAGCAAGCAATAGGCCCAGGAGGCCAGGCTACAGCACTGATGCATTGAACAGGGGCCCAGTCTTCAAGCGGGGGGTTTGCAGTGGGAATTGAGCCTCCCGTCATCTCTCAGGCCGATCTGGCCAGGCTCATTCTGGCCGCTTTCGGATCTTTTGGCACCTGGCTCTTTGGGGCCTGGGATCCCATTCTTCAGGCCCGCATTGCCATGGTCGTCATCGATTACCTGAGCGGCATCCTGGCCGGATATTATGAGAAGAGGCTCAACAGCGAGACAGGCTTCCGGGGAATCGTGAAGAAGCTGTGCATGTTCTTGATGGTCGCCCTGGCTAACATCCTGGACACCACCTCTGGCCTGAGGGAGCCGTGGATTCGCACCTGTGTAATCATGTTCTTCATAGCCAACGAGTCGCTTTCAGCCCTGGAGAACGCCGGCCGGATTGGAGTGCCCCTGCCCGAACCGCTCATGGCCGCCCTGGAGAAGATCCACAAGCAGCATACCGGGGAGGAGAGGAAATGACAGAGCAGCCCACCTCCGGACTGGCACAGATCCGGCAATCTCAGGTTCTGGAGTCCAAGGATCTGCAGAGGCTACAAGAGCTAGTGCCGGAGCTGATGAAGGCCGTTGCTACCAGAACAATGTTCAGAACGCCGACTGAAGCAAGGTTCAGCGTCTTGAACGATCTCAAGCATCCTACGCCCGCCTCGAAATACCATCAAGCGAAGCTGGAGCAGGTTGTGATGTTCGGCAACCTGATGATGCTCAGCTTTGACTACAGGGAGGCTCTGATCGATCTGGCCGAGGCGGAAGAGCAGATTAAAAGCGCCCAGGGCTTCGAGCTGGAGCGGTTCAAGGTGAAATGCGACAGGCTCGCCTACAAGCTCGCATGGATGAGGAGCGAGGCCAAGGAGCGGCTCCGGGAGATCGAGATGTGGAGTCAGATCAAGGCTCAGCTGGAAGATGCTGCTTCTTTTGATCACGACAACAAGGATACCGAAGAGCTGCAGGGCCTGGCTATTCGCTACCTGCAAGAGCTACCGGCAGCAATGCGAGCGGGCAAAGACATAGGCGGTGCTGTCAATATCATAGCCCAGGCAGCTACCATGCTTGCAGAATGTGAGCGCAGGCAAGTTCCCTTGCCGAAGAATCTCGTGGAGCGTAGCAAGCGCTTACTCAAAGGAGCATAGGATGGCCTGGGAGTCCGCAGGCAGTCTCAACACAGGCCGCAATACTCTCTCTGGCGGAGGAGAATCTGATGATGCTATCTCCTTTGGAGGAGAGAGCAGTTCTTCCTATTTTGAGGATGTCACAGAAGAGTTCAACGGCACATCTTGGAGCAGCGGTGGAGATCTGGCAACAGGAAGAGCTGGGGCGGGAGGAGGAGGAAACTCCGCAGATGCCATCTGCATGGGCGGGTTTAGCGATGGCATCCACATCGAGAGCACGGAAGAATACAATGGCAGCTCCTGGAGCAGTGGAGGGAGTCTTTTTGCATCCAGGAAATATCTGGCTGGCGGCGGCAGCTCTTCCAATGCCATCTGCATGGGCGGTTACTTTTACGTTGAAGAGCCGGAGGAAGTGACCGAGATCTTCGATGATACCGAGGAATACAATGGCACCTCATGGAGCATCGGAGGAAACCTCGTCACTGCCAGATACTATCTTGCGGGTGGTGGCAATTCGTCAGACGCTATCTGCATGGGCGGCTATGACGAAGATTACTATTTAGCTTCGACCGAAGAGTACAATGGAACCTCATGGAGCTCTGCCGGGAGTCTAGGCACAGCAAGGGCGGAACTGGCAGGCGGCGGAAACTCCTCAGATGCAATCTGCTTTGGAGGGTTAGGTGGCTCCATCTTAGGGATTACAGAAGAGTACGATGGGACGAGCTGGAGCGCAAGCGATGATCTGAACACAGCCCGTTATAATCTAGCAGGCGGCGGCCTATCCGGGAATGCTATTTCCATGGGTGGGCATGATTCAGGGAGTTATTATTCAAGCGTCTGCGAACTCTTCAGCTCGCCTGTAAACTACGTTTTGGCAGAAGCACTGGCCGATGCCGACTCCTATTTCAGCGGGACTGCAAGTGCCCTAAGGTCGATCTCAGCGCTTGCTGATATGGATTCTTCCGGCTTTGCCATATCTTTCGCATTCAGGGCAGTAGCAGCTATCACAAATTCAGCGTCGGCAGGCGAGGCCAGCGCCCATGCCAAGCTATCCGGTTCCGCTACTATCGAGGCTCAGCTAGAAGCTGCAATTGCCAGTGCTCATGCTATACTATCCGGCTCCGCTGCTATGGAGGCTCAGCTTGCAGGCCAAGCAATCGCTAGCGCTCTTAAGATCGTGTCCGCTTTGGCTGGGGCAGGGTCTTCGCCATCTGCTAACGCCGTCATTCTAAAAGCAGTTTCGGCATTAGTGGAGGCCGATTCATCCGTTTTGGCATCGCCTGCGGCTTTAAGGGCGGTGGCCGCAATAATAGATGCTGCATCTGCCGGTCAGGCCAGCTCTCATCCCTTAAAGTCCGGTTTCGCCATAGCTGAGGCCTGCTCTGCTGCCCTGGCTCTAGTGAGCAGCGCCCTTAAGCTGGCATCTGCCAGTGTGAGGGCTGAATCATCTATCCTCTCATCTGCAGGCGCTACCAGAACGTGTTCGGGCCTGATAAGCGCCGAATCCTACTGCTTGACTGAGGCAGAAGCGATACGCACGATCTCGGCGCTCACTGAAGCCGCTTCGTTTGGCCTGGCAGAAGGAAAGCCTTTGAGAGCCGTCCTGGCAACGATTGAGGCCGAATCTTCCGGTTTCGCAGATGCTGAAATCATTTGGGTTCAGTGGGTCTCTGCCATCTCTGCCGCTAGTTCTTCCGGGCTGGCAGAGGCGGAGGTCCGAAGGCTTGTCTCGGCCATGGTCGAGTCCCTATGCTCTGGCGCTGCCACGCCATCTATACTGAGATACGCCTTCGCGGTCGCTGAACCGCAATCCCAGATTTTGGCTGATGCCCGTCTTCTGGCTGCGGCGGTGGCTTGCGGCGATGCTGAATCCCTGGTAGAGGCTGCAGCCGCCGAAGTGAGGATCATAGTCGCCATGAAGTCCCTGGCAGCTCTAACTGCATCGGCCAGGTCTGAGGTAGCTAAAGTGCGAACGGCTGGGTCGAAGATCACCAAAATGCGAGCCATGAGGTCCAGGCTATGACGAAGATCTACAAGGGAGATGTTGGGGTTGAGATCCGGCTTGACACGGGCCAGAATCTGACCGGCGCCACGGCCATGAAGATCAAGGTGCAAAAGCCCGATGGGACAGAAGCGGAATGGGCTGCTCTGCAGCACAACAGCACCACCATCTATTATGTGACAAGTCCAGGGGATCTGGCGGCCAGTGGCGATTATGTTCTTCAGTCCTATGTGGAATGGGGTGAGGACAGCAAGCACACAGGAGAGAGTGTGATACTGAAAATATACGAGCCTTTTGAATAGGAGCTAAAATGTCGGGAAGTTTTACGAACTACTGGGAAGAGAAGGTGTTGAAGCACCTTTTCGGAATAGCCGCATACACTGCACCGGGGACCGTCTATGTGGGAGTCTGCACAGGAGGAGTGACCGAGGCGGGAGTGGTGACTGGCGAGCCCTCAGGAAATGGATATGCCAGGGTTGCAGTCTTGAACGATGTCGATCACTGGGACTTTTCCCAGGTGGACGGACTGACCAAGATCGCCAATCATGCCGCTATCGAATTTCCAGAGGCAAGCGGAAGCTGGGGGACCATTACGGATGTATTCCTGGCAACTGCCGTTTCAGGCGGGAATATCCTGGCCTTTGCCACGCTCGCCACCCCCAAGGCCATCGGGAGCGGAGACACTCTGAAGTTCGATGCGGCCGATCTGGCTTTCACCCTGGATTAA